ATCAGCTTGTGACCCGAACTCTCATCAAGAAGGGTATGCAACCACCCAGTTCAGGAGAACACTTGCCCACGTTCCACGTGACATCCGATAGGCTCATCCAGGACCCCCGGGCAACCAAGGTATCCACATTCGAGTCAGACAGAGTTATTCTACCCCTTGAGTTCATCGACGATCACTTTACATTTGCCAGCAAATCGGACCGTAATGACATGACCACTGCAAGCAACCAACAAACTTCTGAATCAAATGTTCCCGCAAATCAAACGGACTATGGAGGCACACTTCTAACCGACATGTTCCCTGACATCGCCCGGCTTTAACTAACACTTAGTGATTTAGATTGACAATAGCATAGTTTAGTACTAACTTCTGTTCAGACTTACTCCACTCAATCACTCAACGTCTATGTGGCTTAGTTATGTTTCCTAATGTGTTTGAAATGAAAACCTCTCTGCTCATACAACTACTCACGAACTGCGGGTTCCAACGCACCACAGTACCATTGGAAGAGCCTATTGTTATTCACGGCGTGCCAGGCTGCGGAAAATCTACACTCATTAAGACGTTGATCACACACCAATCCGTTGTAGCCTACACCCTTGGGATACCATACGGTAAAACGCTTGCCCACCCAGGTATTCAACGGCCCACTAACATTTGTGACAATCAAGAGGCTGAAACCCGAATTCTAGACGAATACCAGCTTGGCCTGAAGGTTGACCTTGAACCATTCAACGTTCTTGTAGGCGACCCATTCCAAGGTCGTTCCACATACCGCGCACATTTTGTTAAGACCTTTTCCCACCGGGTCCCACGTCCAGTTTGTGAGTTCCTTAATTCACTTGGCTACGACATTCAAGGGGACAAGGAAGGCAGTCTCAAGGTTTTACCTGTTTTCCAACACAATAGTGAGGGACCGAAGGGTGTAGTTATCCATCTCGGACCTATTTCCTGCCAGCTTACACAAACGTATAGGGTTCCATCAAAGACAACATCCGAGGTGCAAGGTCTAGAGTTTAAAGAAGTTACACTCGTTTTCCATTCCAGCGAACTGCCCGAGAATTCTGAAACATTCTTCATAGCGACTACGCGAGCAAGCGAGTGCCTCAACATCATCACCGACCAACTTCCGTCACGACTAAGTATTTAACGTACTTAAACCACCTCTGTTCTTCACCAACTAATGAGCTTCACTCCCCCACCAGACAATAGTAAATCAGTCCTTGCAATAGCTGTAGGCGCGGCTGTTGGCCTTATAATATTTACTATTAGAACCAATCATTCTGCATCAGTGGGAGATAATACACATCGCTTACCTTACGGAGGACAGTACCGCGACGGGAACAAACTTGTGAACTACAACGGACCAAACACTGGAGCGTCCGCACCCAGCATCTTCTGGCCGGCACTCAGTGCAATCATACTCACTCTTGCCATACATCTCCGTAGCGGTACTCGCCGCCGCATTTGTATACATTGCTCTGAGTCTACTTCAGCCCACCAGTCCTAACTGCATCCTGACCATAACAGGCTCGACTGTGCAAGTGTCAAATTGTCCGTTAGAGCAGATCCCTGATATAGTCAAATCATTTGCCTGGAGTGCTCATGACATACGCTACAGTCTGGCAACTGTTTGAGGTGCGGGATCATATCATTAACCACATTAACACATTCAAGAACCAGCTCGCCGGGGCACTTCAAAATGCGCAAGCCACACTCATAGAGTCGAACCACCTGACTTTAGATAATAAACTCAAGCCTATTAAAGAAATTCTTGACACCTTCACATCAACCGTCCCAACCAAGGCCAGTGAAAGCACCTCGCAGACTCAAGACCAAATTTTCCTGCGTGAGGCTGCTGACCGTGAGCAAACTCCCACCGACAGAACCTTCTTCACAAACTTGAATGCGGCGCTCACTGCTACCGGAAACTTGCTAACCCACGTGCCCCCAGCTAGGTACAACTTGCCTGCTACCTCTCTCCCCTTAGATGAGCTATACGGGTTGTTACACGCATTGCACAAGAATAGCTTAGAATGGTTAACTCATATTAGCCATGATGCTGACCAGATCATTAACAAACTGAACACCGTCGAGAACGGCGTACTCAATGAAGCTCGCAGCGACTCCAGGAGACTGGACTTGATCTTGCAGAGGATTTCTGAAGTCGAATCAAAAATCAACGACCAAGCTACACCCACCCTTGACCACCACCTGTCGAAAACGTTGACTTCCATCGAGACAAGACTTCAAGAGTTACACGCTAAGCTTATTGCCACCCCTACCGACAACCCGGCCGGACCGAGCAGTAGTATGACTAAACCCAGTGGAGCTGACACACATTCAGATCACTCAGTTCTCCCAATCTTTGAAGCGAAACACCCCACTGCGCGATGCCGCTCTTATGGACACGTGGAGTTTAATGGCCTTAGTTTGCACATACCCATGGACGTTCAAGGCAGACGGCCAAGCACTGCTTTACGCTTAATCACTAAACACACTTTATCCTCTGATGCTACCACAGTCAAATATGAACTTCTAGATGACGGGGCCTTATTGCTCACTGAGGAGATTAAAACGCCCTACAAACTCAATCAGCCACTTAGCGATTCACTAGCACTCCTACACTCCAAATGTCCCAACTTCATTTACAAAATTAGGGACGATGGTTTGTGTTAAGTTTGGACTTGGGTTGAATTAATTTACACTGGCTTAGAAACACAATGGGAGACAGGTCACAAGGAACAAATCCGATCCAAGGACTCAATGCTCAAGCGCAGGGAGACGGGTCAAGCGGTCAGAGCCAACGCAATCCAAACAGAAACCCACCGCCTAGACCTCAAGCTGACTTGAATGCTCAAGACAACATTATGCCCAGCGAAAATGACCTTGCCGCAGTCGCCGGTGAAGTAACCTCCAATTCTGTTGCAACCAAAGAGACGGTGAAAGAAATTCTCAGCACCCTCCAAGCGAGGAGAACTAACGCTACACCTAAGGACTTATTTTCACTTGCTTGGGCCTGCTACCACAATGGATCATCAAAGTTCACGACTTTAACCACGG